CAACTACGGCGCGGCCACGGCATCGGGCAACTACGGCGCGGCCACGGCATCGGGCTACTACGGCGCGGCCACGGCATCGGGCTACTACGGCGCGGCCACGGCATCGGGCGACTACGGCGCGGCCACGGCATCGGGCAACTACGGCGCGGCCACGGCATCGGGCAACTACGGCGCGGCCACGGCATCGGGCCGAAACGGAAAGGCCAAAGGCAAAAAAGGCTGTGCTCTGTTTCTCGTATACCGCAATGCCGATTTGAAGATCATTCACGCCAAAGCGGCAATCGTCGGCCAGGACGGAATCAAGGCTGACACGTGGTATTTCTTGAACGCTGCTGGTGAATTTGTTGAAGCCTGACGATCAACCAAGGATCTTGAGCATGAATGCGACCTACAACTGCTACGCGAAGGCCATCGTGTACGCGATGCTCGAAAGCGCCAAACAGCATGACGACGACTATGCCCGCGGCTGCCTCTACGCGCTCGGCGGCTTGGATGCTGCGTGGTGATGCGAACAGACCATGCCAATCATTCTGATCCTGCTGTGCATCGTGCCGACGTGCGTGTCGGCAATGGCACGGCCAACAAATGAGCCATCGCCAATCCTGATGGCTCGCGCCCAACCGGCGCCGGCGATCGACGACTACGGCTAGCTACAGCGTCTGCGATCTACGCACAGATGGCAGGCGCCGAAACTAGATTTCACATCACGGGCCCCTGCCCCTCCCGTAATTGGGGCGGATCTGGTGGTGGCCTATCCAACGTCGGCGCGGCGACGATAAACAGCCCGTATTGCAACACCGTTGGCATCCCTGGGAGGGATGGGCCACCACCAGAGGGAATGCGCAGTGGCGATGCGGCCAGGGGGCCCCGAGATGAGAGCCCCCTGGCTGCCGGGATCACCTCCGGCCCATCTACCAACAGGAGCCATCCATGAGCATCGGACCAGCAATGCGGATCGACCTGAATCAAAACCAGGCGTGCGACGACCTGTGGGACATATACGTCGATGGCAAGCGCCACGACAGCTATATCGGGATGACGATGGACGAGGCCGCAGATGCGATCAACACGCTCGCCACGTTCGCAACTCGTCAGGCAGGCATGGCCTCCATAGATCTTCGGTACAGCGACGGGTCGGTGATGACCAAACGGATCGAGAGGCTGCAATGACTCAAGGGCAATTGCAGCAGATGTTCCACCGGGCTGGGTTCAATCCTGGAGTTGTGATCGGACATCAATTTGGCAATGACAACGTGTCCTGCATGTATGACGGTCGCGCTGTGGAATGGCAACTGAACGGCAAGCGCATCGAGTGGGACAAGTTGCAAGCCAACTGCGATGACTACTAGGGGTAGGCGATGAATACAAGAGAGGCGAAGTGGGTTCAGGGCGCAGTAGTCCTGCACATAGATCCTGATACTCCAGTCAATGCAAAGCAGCTGGTCCGCGATACAGATTACGTGCTGCTCGACATGATGGGGAAGATCAAGCATAGGGCTGCCCAGCCTATTCTGCCGCCAGTGCCGACGAATCTGCCGAAAACGATCTGGCCAAACTGGCCGTACAAGCCAAATTGACACCAAGGATCAGACATGCACCTCACCGACAACGAAGCCGCCTGCCGCCAGGCAGAGCGCGAAAACCGCCTCCTGGAATACGCACGCCGCAAGCGCTGGAACGCGGCATTGAACGCCGCAGCCCTAGGCGTGATGGTCTACGTGGCTGTGGTCGAAATCATTTGTCACTGGGTGCCGTGATGCGAGTCGAAAGCCCCGAGATCGTCGAATACAAGGAATACCGAACGATGGCCGATGCGTACGGGCCTGGCGCCACGTTGGAAAAAGACGACCAGCCATCGTGGAAAGACTGGGCCAAAGCAATCGGTATTGGCGCCGCTGTCGGCGTCTGGCTCTACCTGGTCGCCGCGTATCGCGCTGGCGCCATCTTCTGAAAACAATGAGGAGTTCACCATGACCAAGGCCATCGACATGCTCGAAGTTAAGAGCAGCCAAATTTTCAGCATCGGCCACGACGCTGCGACCAACACGCTGGCCATTCGATTCAAGAACTGGAAGGGCGAGGTCACCAGCCTCTACCACTACCAGAACGTGACCGCCGAAGAATTCCAGGCCTTCCGTGCGGCGGAATCGATAGGAGCCCACTTCGGCAAGCACATCAAGCCATTTGCCGAAAAGTATCCCTATCAACGCATCGAAGCTGCGGCGTCGCTGTAAACCGAAGGAGCAGAGAACATGAGCAACATTGCCGCCGAACTCACAGCAGACAGTGTCCGCGAGTTGCTGGATTACGACCCATCGACTGGCGCTTTCAGGTGGCGGAAAACCGGGAAAGGACGGCGCCTTGATCTTGCAGCCGGAAGCCCTGATCGCCACGGGTATTTGCAGACGCGAATCAACGGGCGGATTTACTTTAATCACAGACTGGCTTGGCTTTACATGTTCGGGACTTGGCCTGAGTTTGTGATTGACCATATAAACGGCAATCCAAGCGACAACCGAATCGACAACTTGCGAGACGTGCCCCGCAAGACAAATCAAGAAAATCAACGCAAGGCGGCGTCCAGCAACAAGACGACCGGATTGCTCGGCGCATCCCTGCACAAAGGAACGGGGAAGTTTGTTGCCGCAATCCAATCCGGTCGCAGGTCGCGCTACTTAGGGTTGCACGAAACCCCAGAACTTGCACACGAAGCCTACCTATCAGCAAAACGAACAATGCACGAAGGAGCGACGATATGAGCGCGATCATTATCACGCAGGCGGAAAAGCTTGGAACCATGTTTGGCATGGACGGAAACGGCACAGAGTTGATTCAAATCCTAAAGGCGACCGCATTCAAAGGCACAGTAACGGACGCGCAAATGGCCGCGCTGATGGTTGTCGCAAACCAATACAAGCTCAACCCATTTACTCGTGAATTGTTTGCCTTCCCCGACAAGAACAACGGCATCGTCCCGGTCGTCGGCGTCGACGGCTGGAGCCGCATCATCAACGAACACCCGCAGTTTGACGGCATTGAGTTTGAGCAGGACGACCAAGGCTGCACCTGCGTCATCTACCGCAAAGATCGGAACCGTCCTATCAAGGTGACGGAATACATGGCCGAGTGCCGACGCAGCACCGGACCGTGGCAGTCTCATCCGCGCCGTATGTTGCGCCACAAGGCCATGATCCAGTGCGCTCGCCTCGCGTTTGGTTACGGCGGCATCTACGACCAAGACGAGGCCGAGCGCATTGTTGAGGCTACCTCCACGCCGAAAAACATGGGGGCCGTTGACGAGGTTTCGACGGTTGTGCAGACATACAGCCAGGCCGACTTTGAGAAAAACCTGCCCGCATGGGAAAAGCAGATCGTCGCCGGGAAGCTGACCGCCGAAGAAGTAATCCAGCGCGTGCAAACAAAAGCTCCGCTTACAGATGAACAGAAGGACAAGATTCTATCCATCAAGCGCGCTGTGCATTCGGATGTGATTGATGTAGAGGCGAAGTCAGGCCCTACGTATGCGCAGGTCGCAGAGCGGATTAACTCCGCAACCACGCATGACGCACTTGATGCGCTGGACGAAACCATCGGCACCGTCACTGACGCGCAGCATCGATCCGAACTGGTTGCGCTTGTCGAGCGCCGCCGCGACGAAATCCCCGCATTTTGAGGCGCTCCATGAAAATCGTGAATGCCCTGCAAGGCACACCAGAATGGGCTGAGCATCGCCAAACGGCGCTCAATGCAAGTGACGCCCCTGTGATGATGGGAATCAGCCCATATCGAACCCGCTCCGCTCTATTGCATGAGCGCGCAACAGGTATTGTTGATGCAGAGATCAGTCCGGCCGTCATGCGCATCTTTGCCGAGGGCCATCGCACCGAAGTATTGGCTCGACCGCTGGCTGAGAAGATCATCGGCGAAGAGCTTTACCCGATGGTCGGTACCGATGGGTGCTATTCGGCCAGCTTTGATGGCCTGACGCTTCTAGAAGACATCGCTTTTGAGCACAAGATGCTCAACGACGATCTGCGCGCCGTGTTTGACGACATCGACTCGGTGGCACCAGAGTACCGCAGTACTCAAGCTGGTCGTCTTCTTCCCGATCACTATCGCGCGCAGATGGAACAACAGTGCATGGTCAGCGGTTGCGAGCGCGTCCTCTTCATGGCCTCGAATTGGGCCGAGGACGGCATGCTGATCGAAGAACGTCACTGCTGGTACTTTCCGGACCAAGTCATGCGCGAGCGCATTATCGCTGGTTGGCATCAATTTGCCCTCGACTTGGCGAACTACGTGCCCCAGGCCGTCGAGGTGAAGCCGCTCGGCCGCACGCCTGAGACCCTGCCCGCACTGCTGGTCGAGGTCACCGGCCGAGTCACGGCCAGCAACCTGCGTGAGTACCGCGATCACGCGCTGACCGTGTTCGCCGGCATCAACCGCGAGCTGTCCAGCGATCAGGACTTCGCCGACGCCGAGAAGACGGTGAAGTGGTGCGGCATGGTCGAGGAGCGCCTGGCGGCCGCCAAGCAGCACGCGCTGTCGCAAACCGCCAGCATTGACGAACTGTTCCGCACTATCGACGACATCAGCGCCGAGGCCAGACGCGTGCGTCTCGACCTGGACAAGCTGGTGACGCGCCGCAAGGTCGAGGTCAAAGAAGCCATCATCAAGAGCGGCCGCGACGAGTATTACAAGCACGTGGAGGCGTTGAAGGAAGAGACCGGCGGCTTGTGGGTGGACAACGGTATGCCGGACTTCGCCAACGTCGTGAAGGGCAAGCGCTCCCTGGCGAGCATTCAGGATGCTGTCGACACCTTGCTCGCCAATGCGAAGATCGCGGCCGATGCGGTTGCCAAGGACGTGCGCGCGAAACTCGCCGTCTACCAAGAGTACGCCGAGCACAACTTCCTTTTCAGCGACCTGCAGCAGCTCATCAAGAAGCCGATCGATGACTTCCGCCTGACGCTGACGACCCGCATAGATACGCACGTCCGCGAGCAGCAGGAGCGCGCAAATCGCGCCGCCCAGGAAGCGGCAGCGCAGGCCCAGGCAGAAACACCGACGCAGGAGTCCCTGCCGCTTGCTGCCTCGCCCGCACCATCAGTGACACCGCTCCCCGGCAAGCCGCGCGTAGATCAACAACGGCCGACCGACGCCGAGATCATCGGCGTGATCGCCCTACGCTTTCGCGTGCACGAATCGAAGGCCCTGGAATGGTTGCTGGGTATGGACCTGAAGGCGGCCAGCGAGCACTTGGCCGCCGCGTTCTGATCGCCCCAAGCCGATAACCGTCACATATCACCCTGAGCAGATATGAAGAACTTCAACGCCGCCGGGCTCATGGCCCGCAACGAACAAGTGTGGATAGTTAAGTATGCCCTGAATGCAGGCCCCCGTAAGGTTGAGGCTGAAATTGAGGGCTCTAAGGCAATTCTCCCCGACAAGTTCCCGGCGTTTTTCTACGGAGAGGGCAAAGAATGGTGCCGCACCCGGGAGCAAGCGCTGGCGCGCTGCGAAGCCCTGCGCTGTGCTAAGCTTAAGAGCTTGGAGAGGTCGGCATCTAAGTTGCAGAAGATAGATTTCGACAAGCTACTTGAGGATGAATAATGACCAGCGACCACATTGAGCCTCACAAGCTCCTAACGGACCAGGAGATTGCCGACCTCGGCCCTGGAGAGGTATGCACCTGGGCATACGAAGACATTATTTATTTCGCCCGACAAATTGAGGCCGAAATTTTGAAGCGTGCCCAGTCGTCTAGCCAGTGGGCGGGTGTGACGGAGCTGGAGAAGCTGCGTAATGCTGTGGAGGATGCCACTTACGAGTGGGCGCAATACGTGGAGGTAGACCGCGCTCCGGAGACGCTTCAAAAGTACATACTTGACGCCTTCGACGCCGCGGCCACTGCGCAGAACCCGAACGGAGGCAACAATGGCTAAAATATTCACTCCGTGGTTTCCGCACCATACCAAACCCGTACGCCCTGGCGTCTACCGGACACGGTTCGATGGCGTGGAGGGCTGGTCGTATTTCGACGGCGAGCGGTGGGGTTGGCAGGTGTGGGTTTATCACAAAGCAAAACCCGCACACATTTCGGCGTACTCCCTGCAGGAAAAAGAGTGGTTTGGTCTCGCGCAGGCCGAGCCCGTGGCGGATGTTTCGTTCGTAGGGGGTAGCCATGGCTGATCTCGACCTCAACGAACTGGAGCGACTGGCGCGCGAAGCCACGCCGCAGGATTTCGACAGCGGCGAGATCATGCGCAATGCAGGCGAATGGATCGATTGCCCGCACTGCGGTGGAGAGGGTGCGGTGCAATTGGAAATCGACTACTGCAACTACGACGGCCAAGCACTTGGCGTCCAGTTCTACGGCATCGGTAATGCTCACGGTGCTGCGGAGCGCTACTACAGAGCCATGCGTCCGGCGGTAGCCCTCACCATGATCGCGTGCATCCGAGAACTCGAAGCCGCCGAAGCCGAAGTGGAGCGCCTTCGCAACCTATGCGGTGAAATGTACCAGGTGGCAGGAGCGCACGATGCCAGCACGACAGTGTTGGATCAGCTGGTGGCGGCCACCGAGGGGGTGCCGTTGCCGCACGAAACATTGTTGCCGTATGTCCCTCCAGTAGAGGCTGCGGGCATGGAGTTGAGCGACGAGGTCGCCGATCCGGTGTGCAAAAACGGAGCGGACTGTTCGGCCGCGCAACGCTGCGTGCACGGGTGTGAGGGTCCCCAGCAGCAGGCCGAGCCGAAGCAGCTGACGGATGAGGAACAAAAAGCCTTTGAAGACTGGCATGCTGAGTGGATGCCATCCTACCAGCTAGGAAGTTACCGGAAAGCGCCGTAAAGCCCCGTCATTCATGGTGGGGATGCAAGGCGTGCAGTTAAGTGGTGATGCGCTAATTGTGATATAATACTATATGCCTGACGAGCAGCAAACCACCACCCGCACACTACGCCTGCGCTTGAAAGACAAGCATGCGGGCTTCCTGCGCGAGCAGGCGCGGGAGGTGAATTTCGTCTGGAACTACTGCAACGAGCTGTCCTACAAAATCCTGCAACGTGAAGGTCGGTTCTGTTCCAACGCGGACCTGGACAAGCACACCGCCGGCGCCACGAAAGCCGGGCTGACACTGCACTCCCAAACCGTGCAGGCCATCAGCAAGGAACTGGTCACTCGCCGCAAGCAGTTCAAGAAAGCCAAACTACGCTGGCGCGTTTCCAGTGGCAGTCGTCGCTCCCTCGGCTGGATTCCTGTAAAGGCTTCAGCCCTGCGCTACAAAGGCGGGCAGGTCTGGTACGGCGGCCAGCCGCTCTCCCTGTGGGACTCCTACGGCTTGCACCAGTACGAGCTGGGCACCGGCAGCTTCAGCGAAGACAGCCGCGGCCGCTGGTACCTGAACGTCACGGTGGACGTCAAAAAGACCGAGCGGTCACCTGCGACGAAGGTGGTCGGCATCGACCTGGGCCTCAAGGATTTCCTCGCCACCAGCGACGGCTTGAAGGTCGACGGTCACACGTTCTACCGTGACCTGGAGCCGGTCATTGCGGCGGCCCAGCGCGCCAACAAGCAACAACGGGTCAAGGCGCTGCACGCCAAGGTCGCCAACCGGCGCAAGGATGCCTTGCACAAACTCAGCACCCAGCTCGTCAATGAGTATGGGGCTATCTTCATCGGCAACGTGAATGCATCAGGCCTGGCAAAGACACGGATGGCAAAGTCCGTACTCGATGCCGGCTGGAGTGCATTCCGAACCATGCTGCAGTACAAGGGCGATAGCGCCGGCACCTGGTTCGAGGAAATCGATGAAGCGTATTCCACCCAGACCTGCTCGTGCTGCAAACAGCGCACGGGGCCGAAAGGTGTCGCAGGTCTTGGAATAAGAGAATGGCAGTGCAGCGCCTGTCACGCGGTCCATGACCGCGATGTCAACGCTGCCCGAAACATTCTCGCGGCCGGGCGTGGCCGTCTCGCAGGAGGAACTCTGGGCTGTCATGGCTCGGGAATCCTCGCCCTTTCCGTGCCTGCACGGCAGCCGATGGCTGAGGGCGGGGTGGACGTCAAAACTGGGAAGGGGCATCCGCTTGCGCGCAGGTTGGAAGCACAAATCACAAATCTCATAGCGCATTTCAAGGAGAGCAATGATGGCTGATCAAAAAGACGAGCGTACAGCGTTTGAGGCGTGGCATGTTGACTACGTTTGTCGAAAGCCAGTTGCCAATTACATTGACGACGAAAAGGCTTGGGCTGCGTGGAAAGCTCGCGCCGCCCAGTCCGGCCAGCGGGCGGGAGTGGCGGGCGGGTGGAGGGCAATTCCTCCGAAGCTCACGCCGACCATGCGCGCTGCGTTCGTCCAGGCAGCACGCGACAACATGCAGCGCACCGGTGGAAATGATCCCGATGTCATGTACGAGGCTGCGTTCGACGCCGCCCCCACTCAGCAGCAGGAGGGCGGGAAGCTCGATGTGTCGTTTGTTGGCGGCGCGCAGCCTACGCACTTCTGCAAGGTATGCAACGCCATGTGGCGACGGTGGCCAGATGGATCGTGGAATCTTCGGTCGAAGCAATGCGGGGCATGCTGCGACAACGTGGAAATGGGCGAGCAGATAGAGCCAATGGAATACACCGGGGCCACGCCCAAAGCCGAGTCGGAGGTGCAGTATATTCAGCAAATCATCGATCGTCTCGATGACGACATCGCACTCACGGTGAATTCTCCTTGGGGAGAAGGCTGCCAGCAGGCACTCCGGGACACGGCCAATGGATTGCGCTTGTACGTCAACCGGATCATGGCGGCCGCAAATATGGAAGAACAGGAGGACTGAAATGAGCCGCAGCGGATATACATATGATTGCGATGATGAAGGGACGCTCGGCCTGTGGCGGGGTTCGGTGACGCGAGCCATTCGCGGGAAGCGCAGCCAGAAGGCGCTCATGGAATTAGCAGCCAGAAGTGCTTGGTGCGCGGCGATGGAACCGTATGCGCAAATGGGTGGCCGATCACATCATCCCCGACAAAATCAGCCGTGATGAGGGAAGTCAAGCGAGAGCTTGAATCACCCGTTCCAGCGCGTGATCCCTGACATTTGGAATCGGCAGCGACGCCTTGCCGATCTCGATCAACTGCGCCGGATGCTGCCACGCGTGCAACAGGCTCGGCACCAGCGGTACCACGTCGGCACCGTTCCGATACAGGTTGACCTGCACCCCGTGCGCGATCAGCAGGCTGGCCAGGGTTCCATCGACGCTGACGCGCGGCGGCTCGAACCCGTACACTGCGCGCGGCGGCTGTCCTGCCAGGCACAGCACGGCCGCGAACAGGATGGCCAGCGCAGCACCCTCGCTATGCCCGACGGCGACGGCTGGTGCCGGTAGCGCCAGCAACTGGGGCCGGATTGATGACAGCGCATGCCAGAACCCGTGATGCAAGCCGCCCATGCCATCCACCTGAACGACATCGGCATCAAGGTTGGCCAGCCAGCACGCGACGTTGTTGGTGCCGGGGAACGCGACAGCGTCCCCCTCGACGATCGCCCTGGCAGCGCTGTTCTCTGCGCCTATCTGGGGCTGTACCATGTAGGCTCGCTGGGCGAGCCTAGCGTAATCCTGCGGCTTCATTTCGCCGCCGCCGGCGACGCGGACGGCGCCGCTGAATTGACAGGGGCTGCGGTACTGGCAGCCATGATCGGCGCCAACGCCGCCTGCGCCACGGCCACGCCGAGCACCGCCGCCTGCTTGTCCTTGTCGGGCAGCGGCGAGGCCTGGACGATTTTCAGCAGCACGGGCAGACCATTGCCGGCCAAGTTGTGCAGGTCGAGCACGGTCACCGTGGCGCTGGCGGCGCAGACCGCATTCACGATCAGCGTAGCGGATGCTAGGTCGGCCTGAACAGCAGCGTCGACCGCGCCGGGCATCGCCAGGACGGTTAGCACCGCCTGAGCGGACGGGCAGACCTGCGCGGCGACCTGCGCGGGCGTGGGCAGCGGCTGCTGGCCGCCAGTGGGCGTGGTGGCGCATGCCGCCAGCAGTGCGGCGGTCATGGCAAGACAAAGCGTGATCAGCTTCTTCATGGGAAAACCTCGGATGGGTAGAACTGCGGGACGGGAAGATGGGAGCTACTGCCCAGCGGTTGACGTAGCAGCCGGAGCGGATGCCGGTTGCGCGGCTGGCGCTTGACTGGTCATCTGCTGCACAGTGCTTGAGACGTAGGCGACAAAGCCCGGGATCAGCGCGGGGTTCTGCACGGCAGCGAATCCGTAGCCCGCAACGGCCAGCGCGCCGAGCGCGTACTTCAACTTGCGATTCATGCTTTCTCCTGGGCGGGGACCTCATCCGGCGTGAACACGAAACCCACCTTGCGCGGGTACGCCTGGAAGATGTAGGTAGGGAAACTGCGGTGATGGATGCCGTGCGTCGGCGAGCGGTGGAACTTCATCGCGACCGGCAACATGTTCTGCATCGAGTCGACGAACAACTCGGGGCGTGCGGGATCGAATGCCTTCCAGTCGAAGCCGCGCAGCTCGGCAAGCTTGCAGATCAGCCAGACCAGCGATTCCTCTGCTGGGAATGTCTCGCCGGTCGGCTGATCGGTTTGCGGGTCCAGCACGGGCAATTCGGTGACCTCGCCTAGCGCGACGCCGCGCACCTTCTCCCAATCGACTGCGTCCGAGTCAGCCCACTCGCAGAACAGGTGGTGGTATTCCGGGTCAGGCTGGCCACTGATCGCGCACCGCAGGCCCGCTTTGTGCCCTTCCGCCTTGGTGTGGCGGAACGTTGGGGACTCGGCGCGCTGAGTGTGGTCGGGGTAGTACTCGGTCTCGACGATGGTCTCGGTGACTAGGTGCTCGCCGTATGGGGCTGTATTGACGGCCATCAGGCCCTCCAGAAATGCAAAAACCCCGCACTTGGCGGGGCCGATATGGACAGGTTTGGATTGTTATGGACGTTTATGGATCAGGACATAAACAGCTTCTGTTCTGCTTCGCGCCGGAGCGTCAGGCCGCGCAGCACCACACCGCCGGCCATAGACCAGCGCGGAAACTCGGCTGCGGCCCCTTTTACGTCGCCCGCATTCAGCTTGCGCAGCAGCGTCGACGCACCGAGATTGCCCAGTCCGCAGTTGAAGGCGAACGAAACCAGTGCGTCGAACTGGCCTTGCGTGACCGGAACCTTGAGTAGCCCTGCGACGCCGTTCTCGAAGCGCCGGATGTCGGCGGCCAGCAGCGCGTCAGCCTGCTCCTGCGTGACGACCATCCCGAGCCACACGTTGCCGGTGTGGCCGTATCCGATGGTGAGTACGCCCACCGCATCCCGGTAAGCCGTCAGCCTGCACTGCTCAAACCGCTTGATCAGAGCGACGCCGGCGGCAGACGTTTTCATCTGGTCAGCCATTCTTCACTCCCGCCACCGCATCGCGCGCGTCCTGGACAACTTCGGCGAGGTCCTTGTCCTTGCGCTTCTCGATCCAGTTGAACGCCCACCTGACAATCGACCAAGCCGGCAGACCGCAGGCGAACACCAGCCCCAACATGGCCACCAGCCCGAAGGGGTCGTGAGCCCACGACTGCAGGTCGAATTTCATGATGACTGCTGAGCCGCCGGAAATCGAGCCGACAACCGTGCTGGTCAGTCCAACAGCCCACTCGCGGGGGCTGCGTGGAGGTGTGATGCTCATGACGACGATGGAAGCTAAGCCTGCACCGATTGCGCCAGCGCCTGCGGCGCCGCCGAGAAGTTTCCAGCCGGCTACTCCCGCAGCACTGCCGCTGATTGGTTCGGACATTGGACCCCCAGAAATTGTGATTGGTGATGCTTGACATGTGCTAATAGCATACATATATTGATGTATGTATAGCACGCAACGGCATAAGTTACGAAATCGCTAACGACGAAAATACAGGAGTTACAAGGATGAAGCGGACAAACATCTATTTCACGGAAGAAATGCTTGCGCGGCTTAGGCGGGCGACAGAGATAACCGGTATGTCAATGTCGGAATTCATCCGAAGGGCTATCGAATCGGCCCTACAAAAACTCGGGCTGTGAAGTCTTAGGCGTTGGCGCTGATCACAAAATCTATCATCGGAGAACAACAATGAACGCGACTTCTGAAGCGGGTATCATCGCCATCCTCAAAAACAAGGCGGCGAGGGAAAACATGGCGAAGGGTATCGCCGCATCCTTTCTTGGGATGCTCGTGATGGTATGCAGTGGCTGCGGCGGCGGCGGTGATGGCACAACCAGCACTGCTTCCACTGAGCCTGCACAACCGGTGGTCCTGCAAGCGTTTGTGATCGAAGCCTACGGCGACTCAACGATGCGCGGTTTGCAGACCACAGACTGGACGACTGTGCTGTTCTCGCCCACATCGGTCACGCAGGACAGGTTGCGCGCGCAATACGGCGCGCGCGCCGACATCACAGTCAGCAACCAGGCAGTCAACGGCAGGCGGGCCGTCGATCTCGTCAACGGCACGGACGGCCTGCATTTGCCGTGGGTTCAGACTGCGGCTAATTCGCATGCGCGCATCGTGCTATTCAACTACGCGATCAACGACGCCACAGGGCAATTCCCTGTGACCGCCGATGATTACCGGGCCTCCCTGACGTTCCTCATCACTGAGGCCAGGAAGGACGGCAAGGTGCCGGTGCTGGAAGAGCCCAACCCCATTTGCAGCAGCACCGCGGCCAGTGCAATACTGGACAACTTCGTTGCGGTGATGCGCGATGTGGCGGCCTCGCAAGGGGTGACGCTCATCCAGCAATACGACGTCATCAAGAGCATTCCTAGCTGGCAGAGCAAGTACGGCCCCGACTGCATCCATCCGTTACTGGAGATTTACCAAGGAAAGGCCGCGCGGCAGGCTGACACCATCACCGCCCTTGTCGGCCAGATGCTTTGACTTACCAATTGATCGCCCGAACAGCCGCCACAGTCGTGGCACCCCTGATCTGCTGCTTTAGGCCGGTCTTCTTGGCGAACGCCGCCTGCCCCTGTGCGAGCATCGCGCCAGCCAGTCCCTGTAGTTGCGCGAACGTCATCGACACTTGAGCGTTGTTCTTGTCTAGCCAGAAGAATCCTGTGGGAACAGAACCAGCCGCCAATGACTTCGCAAGCACTGCTTGGCTGTCATTGTCGGCCTGGAACGTGGTTCCCATGTAGTTGACCGGCTGCTGGATGGCTGCCTGATAGGCTATCTCGATAATAGCGATCTGCGCAACCTGAGCGCCAGTCAGAGTTGACGATGGGTTGACGAATGCGAGATAGCGCGGATCACTGTCGTCAATCTGCGCCTGATTCGCATACACGTTGGCGTTCTGTGGGCTAGCGAACACGCCAACTACTGCCGTCTGGCTGCTATCTGAGAACTGCACATAGATCATTGTCATGTCCGATGCCTCTTAGAACCTATAGCCTGAAGTGGTCAGTTGGAAAGTCATAGTCCCAATCCCTGCAGTGCATTGGTAATAGAGCGTCTGCGGGGCAACCAATTTTATGTTGGCGTAAGAGGTCTGCAGCAAGTTAGCGTTTTGGACAGAGTTGATCGCCTGATTTAGCGTCAAAGGCGAGCCCGAAACGCCAGACGCCAATGCGCTCGAAGAGGTTGTCGATACTTGCAACGTTCCCGAGACGGATTTTGCATTTGGCGGGACACCTCCAGACACAGCCAGCGACGTTGGGGAGGCCTGCTGTGTCGTCGTGTTGACCTGCAAGGTTGCAACTAGGTCAACCTCGCGGTCAATCTGATAACCAACGACAAACTGCCCACTGCCATTCGTCGGCCACACGCTAACCAGTGCAGACGCGAGGTAGCCGGAAGGAAGCACCCCTCCATAAGTGTTCGGCACTGCTGCGGACGTTGCGTTGGCCGCAAGCAGAGCACTTGTGCCAGTCGCCGGGTTGTAGATGGCGTAAAGTGCGACGAAGCCACTGTTAGGCGCGCTGCCGACGTCCATCCCGCCCGCGCCATTCGTGGCTAGGTTGATGGTCTTATTGAATGATGGCAGGCAGTAGCGCAGGCCGCCCAGAGCCGATTCGACGATGATCTCATCGGCTGTCATGGTGGCCGAAGCAGATGCAGCTGTAACGCTCATCGCAAGATTGCGCGCCGACCCCACAACGCCAGCCACCTGCCCCATCTGCAGAGCATGCTTGCTCTGCGTGGCGGGAGCGACTTGTACCGCCGCTCCCGTACACTCAATCAGCACAAACGAGCTGAGCGTCGCATTCCAAACCACCTGGCATTTGCCGTTGGCGATGATCTCGCCACCCTGAAGCGCGCTATGGCTTCCGCCGACGATGGGATAGGCACCGAGACCGTTGACGTTGAGGGTGGTGGCGCTGGTGTTTGCGGCAGCTGCTTTGAACCACAGCACCATGCCGTCTTTCAGCGCGGCGATGGCCGGGCTATAGCTGACGACGCAGGCGTTCGCCGCTCCAGTGTCGGCGCCATTGATCAGGCTGCTCGCCTGAATTGCGTGCAGGAGGTCCGACGGCAGGATCGGCGCGTTCGTCGCTTGAACGATGTTCGGCGCGGTGATGGTCGTCTGACCATTGGCGACGGTCACCACCCACAGCCCGGTATAGCCGGAATCGGCGGCTGGGGTGGTCTGGCTGCCAGTGGTAGCCGCTACGCCAGCCTTGGCCGACAGAACGACAATGCCCTTGCGAGTCGTCGCCTGTGCCGTGCCGCTGTTGTTCGGGCCGCTCCATGCCTGCGTCGGGTTGCTGGCGTTGTAGTACGGCAGCGCAGTCAGGTCGGTGTCCTGATCTTGGTATGTGGCCTGAATCAGGTAGTTGATCGACTGGCCCACAGTACCCGGCGCCGGGCACGACAGGTTCACGGCATCCATCAGAATGCCGCTTTTCATGATGCTATGCGTTGTGTCGGCAGCAAGCGATGACTGAGCCGTGGCATCGACGTTGACCAGAGAGTAAATCTCGCCGGGTCCAACGTTGATGGTCAGCCCTGCGGGCGATGTTGGGCTCGCGGTCAACCCATTAACCACCGTTGACGTGCCCAGCATCGCCGCAGCGAGCTTGGCAATGCCCATCATGGCGTACTTCCCGTTGCGCATGATGTCAAGCTCTTGGGGGATGGCTCCCGGCCACGTTGTGACGCGATCAGTCATTAAATTACTCCAATTAAGAAAGCCCGCACTTGGCGGGCTGATCAAGCTTTATTCAGGTGCGGTGTTAATTCACTTCCAGGACCTCGATGACAGCCGCCCATTTGGTGGCGACGGCAGTATCGGCACGCTGTTTTGCGGTGACCTGTAGGCCAGCCCCAGTGGAACTGTTGATCGCAACTGAAACTCCAGCTGCGTTGGAACTGGTTCCAAGGCCAGAGTCGACCTGTGAAAAATCGGAGGTGCATGCCCCGCCGATAAGGGTTGCTGGAGTCCCTGAGCTCAGGGAGGACGGTGCCTGCACAGCACAGGTCATGATCCAGGCCCCACCGCGTAGGCTACCGCCTCGCGCAGTCACCCGAATGCGATACAACGTGACCGCGCCAGCCGTGATCGGGATGTCGGTCGTGGTCTCGTCAATGGCGTTTGTGATCAGGTGGGACGACGTATCTGTCCAGTATCCGTTCCAGTAGAGACGGTGATCCTGGATCACTGGATTCAATCCAGCAGATCCACCCGCATATCCTGCTGAGGTGTCACGATAGCCCCACAGGATCACGTCGCCGGCGGCTATGGACCTTGTTTTGTAGCCTGCCGCGTTGAACGTGTACGAATGGGTGAGCGAATAGGAATTGCCGTGACCGGTGCTATTGTCACCGGATATGAGGCCGTTTTGTCCGGTTGCCAGAGCATTGGCAGCGGAGACCGTATTGCCGCGCCCCAGCGCACCAGATGCCGTGCCGCTGACGTTCTGGGACTGCCCTTGCGCAATCGCGTAGGTGGAACTGACCTTGCAGCGCTCGCACGCCAGTGCAACAGACGTGGTTCCGGTATTCTTGCTGTAGATGCCGCCGAGCACCATGCTGCCGTTGGTGGCGCTGCCAGATACCTCGCTACCAGTTCCGAACAGGATGCCGTTGTACGCGCCAGGTCCGGTAATCCGGTGGAACGACCCCAGAATGATGCCGTTGTGTCCGCCCACCCCATCACGGTCGTAGATGCGCGAGTGCGCGCTGGCGATGATGTGCTGCATCAACCCAGACTGAATCGAGCCGTCGTAGGCGCCGTGAATCGACGAATACGAGGGCGCCTGCCCCGTGGTCGCAGTCACGGCATTCGGGTCCTCAACGATCAGTGTTTCGCCTGTCAGCAACGCAGTGCCGGTCGTGATGCTGACGGTCCCTCCACCAATGGTCCCATTCCACTGCGTGCCGGTAGGGCTGCCGGATGTCGTCCACACGAGTGTTGTCAGCGTGCCAGCGCCGTCGGTACCCGCCTTGAACAGCCTCAGGGTCGATGGATCGCTGTTCGAGGGAGGGTAGTTGTACGTGAACGACGAACCGGGCCCAGCAAATTCCTGTCGATTGTGCGTGTAACCTACCAACTGCATGTTGGTGCCATCGCCGCCACCGGTAATTGTGGCTGCGCTGGCGGTAGGCAGAATGTAGCTGTAGGCTGTGTTCGGTTTGATGTTGGCGGCCCCGGCCGCTGTCACGAACTGCAATGCATTGGCATTGAGCGCGCTCGCAACGGTCCCGCTGCCGTACCCAATAAGCGCAGCGCCCTTCGTTGGGTCACTGCTATTACTCAGGTCGGAGGCCTGAATCTTCTGCGACAGAGCGGCATTCAGGCCTGAAGCGGTAAGAACCTGACCTGAGACGAACTGCGCATTAGTGTGCGCTGAAATGCAGAAGAAAAATGCGAAAATGAGTCGTTTCATGAGCGACCTTTACAGTAACGACGATGAATCCAAAACGAAGTTGCCATCCAAATACGTCGGCGTTGGCGGAGAATTGCTCTGAATTGACGCCCAGACGATTGTCCCTACAGGTTTTGTGGCGTCAATCGCTGCGTAGATGTCCGCGTCCGTGACGCCGCCCTGGATCATTGAGAGCGATGCCCATTCAGCCTGTGACGCCTGTCCATAGCCACCGGTCGAGATACCATAGCCAGAGACAGATGGGATACCAGTCCCAAGCGGACGGTAGGCGATCACGAACCCCTGATATGGCATCAGCAGCGAGCCGTACGCTCCTGCTTGGCTGTAGCCGCTGTTCGGAGCGCCGTATGCCCCAGTGTCTGCCGGCCGCGTCGGTTCAATGATCGTCGGCGTGCGTCCGGTTAGATCTTGGAGCACCTTGACCATGCCATTCCTCGTAGCGCGTTCGCGGAAGAGGTTCAGCTTGATTCGCGCACGGAACGATGCATCCGACTGGTTCGCCGCGCGCTGCAACGATGTGCCGAAGAAATCGGCGGCGATCATATCCAACCAGCCGTCAGAAGCTGTTGCGAGCCTACACTGGGCCTTCGCGTAGGCGTACAGGCTGTAGATGTAGGCGCCGGTATAGGCCAGTCCCTGCAGCAGCGCGGTCAGGACTGGCGACTGCGCCGCATCGCCGAACCAGCGAGGCAGGTAGCCGCGCAGCCGCTGGTAGACATCTTGTTGATCGCCAACGCTCATTTATGCCACCAGAGTTGTTTTCATCATGCGACGCTGACTGCCGACCATTTTATGACCTGAAGACTCGTCGCAGCCAGATCCGCCGTGCCGCTGTTGAGCGTCACGCCCGTGATGTTCGTCACGCCAGGCGAAGCGTCATAAGCCACTTGGGCGAGCCGCGAATACGGCAGTGCCTGCCCGAGCTTGAGCGCGTTGATATACGTCTTCAGTGCGGTCACGATCAACGCCTTCGTCGCCACCGTGTCATAGCCCGCCGCGATGGTCGCCGTCATGGCCACAGAGGCATTAACCACCACCGGAGCGAACACGCCGAAGCTGCTGCATAGTGGCCGCACAGCGTCGACAGCGTTCGAAACTGACGACAGAAGCGTGCCCGATGGCGAGCCCGTTCCGTCATCGACGATGACCACGAAGTTACCCATCTGCGTCACGCCGGCGTACGTCTGGTTCTCAAGCAGCGTATAGCTCAGTCCCTGCTGCAGCGAGGTGATGGCATAGCCGACAGCGGATTTCGTCGCCTTCGACAGGCTCGCTACGTAGGCGATGAAGCGCGTACGCAGCGCAGCGTCTGCCTCGGCATCGGCGCCGTTGGTGAAGGCTGCGGCGTTCGTGACCGTATCGACGCCGGAAATTGCGCCGACGATGGTCGATACGGCGCCAGCCACGGCATTGCCAGCAGCGCCGGCCGTCACTGCCACCACCGGTACATTCACGCTCGCCACGCCCGCAGCAATCACGTAGCCGCCCAGTGTCGAGCTATAAGCCGGATTCGTTACGTCCACTGTGACGCTGAATTGCTGCGTCCCATCGGCTGTCTGCACAACGGCTGTAAGCGGCACAACGACCTGCTGGGTCGTCGTGAAGCGCGAGAAGGCGACCGTTCCAGTGGCCGCCACCGCAGCAAGACGCGTCACGCCGAAGTCCGCCACCCACGTATCAAGGTCCGTGCCGGTCGCCGTAGCCGCCCGGGTGATCGCCAGCACTTGCATGATGAGGCCCTGCAGCCAGATCACGACGGCAGCATTGGCCTCCACCACGGCGCGCAGGATCGAGCCGACCGTCAGGTCAACTAAGGCCTTAGAGTAGCCCTGGATGTTTGCGACTTGCTGACGGACCAATGAGACGAAATCAAGCGTGCTGATGGCCATGTTATTGGTTCACGTTAAATGCCAAAGAAACTGGGGTGCGCGTGATCGAGCTGGTGTAGCGAATCAGCACGCTGACGCCGTTCGTGATCGCGGCAACGTCCACTTGCGGCTCCGGCGTTTGCGCAACGCCCTCTTCCATCCTGACCTGCGACAGGATCAGTCCGCGAATCGCGCCCACGTCGAGCGTCTGACCGATCTTCTGCGGCAGGCCGGCGCCATACTCAGGGTGGAAGATGTACTCGCCGGGATTCGTCACAAGGCGCCGCACTATGCGCTGCTGTGTGCGCGTGTCGGCGTTGGCGGTGCCCAGATCGCCCGTTGAGGACGTGCCGATGTCGCCACCAACCCACTGATTGAGGTCGTTCAGTAGTTGCTGCGTCATGTGACAGGGGTTCCAGTGTTGGCGCCGCCGTTGCCGTTGCTGTGGATGTGCGTGTCGTCGATATGCTTGCCGTTTGCCGTCACGGTGCCGGTGAAATTCGTGTTTCCGCTGATGCTCATCGAGTTGCCAGTGCCGTTGTTCCCGGAGACGGCCATGCCGTTTTGCCCGGTGATGGTGTCCGTCACAAGCAATTTCCCAGTGATGCTCACCGGCCCGCTGTGATTCCACTGCGGCGCCTGGCTGGTCAGCGTGCCAGCCGATACCAGCGTCACCGTGCCGTCGTTGTGGAACTGTAGCTTTGAGCCAGAGGCATGCGTCAGGAAGAACTCGCCCGACTGTGCGCCCGTGGGCCTCGCCTGATCGCTGAACAGCCTGCTGCTGATGTAGCCGTTCTCGATCTCGCCGCCGAAAAACTGCACTTCGACCTGATCGCCAGGGCTCACTGGCGCATCCAGCCCCCAGCCATTGCCGACCCACTGCGACGCCACAGGCAACCAGCCTGTCAGCGAGCGATCCGGATTATCTGGGTCCACCGGCTGAATCCTGACGCGAGCAGAGGCCGTGCCTGGGTCGTAGCTGGTGACAATGCCAACCCGGCTCTCAGCGCGGCCAGCCTGCGCTAGTTGGGCCGCGAGAGCCATCTGATTTCGGAAATGCTGCATCATATGGAGGGCACCGATTCAGGATTGATGTTCTTGGCGGACACTTCCATCACATAGCCCTCATCGAGGCTCATCGACCGCGTAATGCTGTCTACGAAGTAGTCCTGATCGAACTTCGTGCCGGTCCCAGACAGCCGAAGCATGGCCGTCTGCGTCAGGATGTTGTCTGCCGGCAGCCGCGCGCGCAGCTTCATTTCGTGCTGCGTGATCTCGCGGTGCAACTGCTGGGCCAGAGCGAGCGCGGAGGCTTGGTCGAGACCGCCGCGAACGATGCTGTAAATCTGTGAGTTACCGAACGGCGAGGCCGCGCCGGCCTGCGTGCCCTTCCCCTTGCGGGGGTAGTAGGCCACAAAGCCCTTGCTATGCTTGGCGTTCCATGACCGCACTACCACCGTGATACCCTTGGCCACTGTCAGGCTGCGGGAGACCTTCAGGTCTTGCACGTTCGCGGTCGGGTGGCCGTTTTCGTCCAGTGTCCAGCGCAGTTCGTAAGGCTCAGCCGGTGCCGGCGGTCGCGGCTCGAAATGCAGCACCTTGCCGGCGACGTAGCACACGAAGCCCTCTTGCTGCGCCAGCCACGTCAGGATGTCCCACTCGCTGCGCTGGTCGGTCATGCTCACGTGGTCGTAAGCGTAGAACGTGCCGGCCTGCGTCTTCGTGGCGGGACCAGATACCGTCAGGCCATGATTGGCGGCCAGTTGCGCGGCAACCTGCGACGAGGTCAGGTTCTGATACTGAATCGTCGTCTTGGCGTCGATGAACGCCGCGGTCAGGTCGCGCCCGGTCAGGGTCAGCAGCGTCGAGACGGGGTCGTACTCGATGTCATCCACGCGCCCATAGATCAGGCTGGTGAGGTCCGTCTCGCTGTAGTTCGTCGGATCGGACGGGAAGCCGGCGAAAATCTCGACGAACGCCTCTTTCTGGTTGGAGAACCAGTTCGCGTCTGTCTCCGCCGGCAGCGCAGACGCTGCGAAGCTCACACGGAAGGTGTCAGCCTGATAGAAGGTGTTGTTTGTGACCTCAAAACTCACCCAGGCCGGAACCTGAACGCCAGCGACGGTCACGATGGCGCGAGGTTGGCGGGCGGTTGGCTGCACGGGGAGGTCGTTTAGCGCCATTGGATTACGAGTTCAGTAGACCGCCCACGCTGTCCTTAGACGGCGGGATGATCACGGTTTGGATGCCAGTCAGTTGCGGATCACCGCCAAGCTGCGGATTGGCCTTGGCGATACCGGTCCATGCCATCGCATCGCCGTATTCCTGCGCAGCGATTGTCATCAGGTTCCCGCCCGCAACAGTCGTCTGCTTCGCGCTGTTGTAGATCGAGCCCACGTTCAATTGCATCCGTCCCACGACGCGATCCAGTTGCACCAGCACCGGCAGCTGCTGCGCCGCGACGATCTGCCCGCTGATCTGCGCTACCTGCGTGCTGATGGGATTGTTCGGCAGGATGCCGCCAAGCGTGGTCACATTCGCCAGCGTGTTGCTGGTGGACGCGATCAACGCCTGCGCCTGCGTGCGGAACGCGGCCATCGGTTGTAGGACGCCGTTCAGCGTCGACTGCGCGGCGTTGGCGAAGCTGGATACGCCCTGCACTGCGGTCTGCATCGTCGTGAACAGGCCGCCGAGCGTCGTGTCCGTGACCGATGACATTAGCCCGGATGCCGTGCTCAAATCGCCATTGATGAGGCTGTCGATGCTTGCGCCCTGGCTCTGCCCCGCGAACTTTGTCAGGTCGCTGACCACCTCGCACGTGATTCGGTACGGGATCTGATAGAAACGCTGGAAATCGGCGCGGAAGTCCCGAATCACTACGGAAAAGGACAACTCTGACCACTGCAGCACCTGGACGGTGCCCGCAACCCGCATCGCATCAAGCTGCCGGGCTCGCGCCAAAGCATCTTGGCCAAGCAGCCAGCCAGACCAGTTGATGGGCTCCGTGAAGGCGCCCATCGCATCGACGACCCGCGTTCCGCCGACAAGGTCATGGCGCGCCAGGCGTTGGGTCCCGCCGAACGGGATCGACTCGGGAATTTCCTGCCGGTCGAAAACGAAGTCGCCAAGCTGGAGAGTGAGGTCTGGCATTGGTTACCTAAGGCCAACGGGCCGCAAATTCATCACCGAATCGAACGTTCCCGGGCCAGTTTGCGGCCGCGCAAGTTCCTTGGCCTGATGCAAGGTAGTCGCCTCTGCGATTACGCGACCATCGAGCTTGATGTCGGTCTTTACCTGCACCATGCTTTGTCCCTTGCCGGCGACCGGATCGATTGGCTTGGCCTCAGCATTGCCAGACATCATCCGGTAAGGCCAAGAGAAGAACGACAGAGCGCCCTTACTGACATCCGCGAACGTCTGCCCGCTCGAGCTGTTCTTGACGCTCTCGCTAGCTCCGGCAATGGACCGTAGGATGCTCGCGCCGTCTTTCAGCATTTCGGTTACAGCAGGCAGCACATTTTTGCCAAACTCTGTCTTGAAGTCCGTCCATGCGGCTCTGAAGTCTTCCTCAGCGCCAGTCGCAGTGCCCTTCGCGAGATTCATGGCGTCATCGAGGCCGAGAGCCTTGCGGAACGCCTCGCCGGCGCGGCGAAATACCTCTTCCTGCTGATCGATCTTCGTGAACAGTGCGCCACCGGTGCTACCGAAGAACATCGAGTTCATCCGGTTGCGCTCTGTTTGCCCGTAGCCCTGTTTCTCGTAGAACGGTTTGATGTACTTGAAGTAGTACTCGGGCGAGTTCGCGGCATATTCGTCGGCATGCGCAAGCGGGTTGCCCAGGAACTTCTTGATGCCGCCGTTGGCATTCAGTTCGACCTTTGAGGGGTCCCACACGCCAGCCTTCATCAGTTCGTGCACTGCCTGGTTGGGCAGTTTCACGATACCGTTCATGCGGTTGTAGGCCGTGCGCATGGCGGTAGCAAATGGACCGCCCTTGAACTCGCCGATGATGGGCTCCAGCGCGGCCAGCGCTTCAGGGCGCATGCCCTGTATAGCGACGCCGCCCACGCGGAACATCTGGCGCAGCTGCTCCCAGTTCACCTGACCGCCGGAGGTCTGCGTCATCCGGAAGCCGAAGTCAGCCAGTTTTGCGAATTCCTCGGGATGCTTGGCGCCCCCCTGCAATTCGACCGCGCGCAGCATGGCGAGCGATTCGTGCTGAAGCTTGGACTTTGCTTCGTCCGAGAGCACCGAACTCGCCACCATCATCTTGGCTAGGAATGGCGCGGCCATCTTTGCGCCGGCCAGGGCGTTTTCACCGCTCTCGCCGGACTCGCGGAAGACGCCTTGAGCCTCGTTCATGTAGTGCATGGCCTGCGTCTCGGACGTGCCAAAGGCACGCATCCGGTGCGCGAAGTCATATGCGCTCTTGTTCTGTTCGGCGCTCATGCCAAACAGCTTGAAGCGAGTTTGCTCGGTCTGGAGATCCTTTGCGGAGTTGTAGAGCTGCTTCCCGACGTAGTACGTGGCGCCTGCTGCCGCCAGCGGGAGAAGCATATCGCCAGCCAAGCCGAAGCCGACAGCGCCAAGGCCAATGCCGCCGGGACCAACGTGCACATTCCCGCCATGCGGATGCCAGCCGCCACCACGACCACCGCGGCCTCCGGCACCAGCGGACCCGCCTGGCAGAGCACCGCCAGGCGCGCGTCCAATGCCTCGCATCGCAGCGATCTTGCCAGCCAGACGGTCGGCCTCGACGTTGGCGCGGGCAAGTTCCGCCTCGAGGCCAATGCCCCCATTGCCTACCGAATGCCGGATCTTGCCAAGGCTCTGACCGACCTTGAGGGCGTGCTTGTCGATGTTTTGCAGCGCAACATCAACCTTTTGCGCGGCGGCAGCGACATTGCGAACACCAACAGCTTCGGCGCCCATCTTTTGCAAGCGCTTGTTGACCTGCAGTGCCAGGGCATCGATCTTCTTGAACTGCGCTTCCAGCTTCACCAAGCCCGGCGTGACCAAGTCGTTCAGCTTGATCGTCGTGCCGATCAGGTATGCGTCAATCATGGCGGCCTATACTGGTGAATTTGGTGCAATGGGGAGCCGACATGCTCCGTTCGAAAACGCTTTTCCGGCTCCACGAGTGGCTTGCAGATCGGGTGCCGTTCATCCAATACCCGAAGCCGCGTGCGTTCCCCGTCGGCGCGCCAACGTGGACGCTCGCACGGCGCTGGCGCAACCGACCGCTGATGCCATGGCCGGTAGCTGTGATTCCGCCGCCACTGATGCTGTTCGTGCCCAGCGGCGTGTATTTGGCGATCGCCTACATCGTCTTCCTGTTCATTTACTGCCGCCACCCTCAATAGACGGCCGGCGCCAACCGCGCCCCGCCAACCAAGCGAAAATTGAGCGGCCGATCAGGCCTTGAACTCGCTCCCGGCTGTGAATTGCCGCAGGACCAAACACAGGGCGCGGTGGCTGTTTGAGCGTTCCCTGATCGAACCAGACCAGATGCTGGTCTTTTGAGCCGATCACCGCTGTCATGCCGTCGACGATCTTCTGGATCGACGCCTGCATGTCACCACTTCGATAACCCGGATCGTTTTCAGAGAACCCCAACCGCGCGCGCTCTGCCTGCGTAGATTCGGCCAACTCTTCCCATGCTGGGAAAGGACCGACAGCCGACTGGTAGTCGCCGATCATGCCCTGGGCCGTCTTCTGGATCTCTGCAGCGCTCACGTCGAGAACGTGATGCATCACTGCCGGGCCCGTGACCGCCAACTTGCCCAGATGCGCAGCGAATGCCCCGAAGTTGTTGAACGTCTTCATGTCTTGGATACAAACTCGCGCCGATCGAAATCGAATTCCTTTCCAGACTGCTGCTCTGACACGATGATCGCAAAAGCCGTACGCCAGGCATCATCGAGGGAGAACGCCACATCGAACGGAACACCATGGCTGGTTAGCCACATGGCGTCCCGAATGGCGCCATCCCTTACGATTTTTTTACCGCTTCGTCGCTGACCTCCCCGCCGCCGATACCGAACTTGCCGGGCAACGCCTTGGCAATTGCATCCAGACCATCATCATCCAGGCGCTGATATAGCGCCTCGATCTCAGGCTTGGTTCGCGGCGTGGCGATGGGCTCCCCATTGATGGCGGCCACGTACATCAGTTGCGACACGACGCCAACCCAGAGCGGGTTGCTAGACGATTCGCCCATGGCTTCGATGAAGCGCAATTTGGCGATGGGGCCCGGCTTCCGCAGCGTGAAGGTGCGTCCGCGCGAGTCTGTCGCGGTAGCTTCAGCATTGGCGTCAGCAATGATCCGCTGCGATGGCGTAGGCACGCTGTTGTCGATGGTGACGTCCATTACGCTACCTTGATGCGGCGCGAGGCCACAAAGTTGATGGATTGCTTGATGGTGGCGTCACCCGTGCGATCACCCGCATCATCCAGCGTCATGAGTACGCCGTCATAGCGGAACTGCGAGATGGCGCCGTTGGCCTCCTGGATCGTCTCATAAATCTGCGCGGGCGACTCGTTGATGCCGGCGTAGTAGTTCGATTCGAGTTGGGCGAAGTAGTTGTCGAGCGCCGCGTCTTGGCGTTCAATCGCGAACGAGCCAGACCAGCCGTCGAAAAAGCGAACGTGGTCGGTGATGCCGTCCAGGCGCTTGACGCGCACATCGGTCACATCCTGCTTGCTCTTGAAAGAGGTGATCTTGTTGGGCTGCAGCGTGCCAGTTGACGTCTGGATGACCAGCGTATAGTCGCGCCCGACCGAGTAACCTTGAATCGGCATTGCGTTCTCCGGAAATAGGAAGCCCGCCGAAGCGGGCCGGGGTGTTCAGTGGAGCGTTACTGGTTGCTGGTCGAGGTGCGAATCACCGTGGCCTGCGAGCCCTCAAGATTCACGATGAACTTCTCGATAACCGACAGGTAAATCACCTTGACGTCAGCCTGAAGGTAGCCAAGCGCCACCCGGTTCATCGGGTTGTTGTTAGCGTCGATTTGCACCGAGAACGATGGGCCGCCATTGACGGCGCCGATCATGCCCTGCTGCTCCATGCTGGACAGGAAGTTCGACAGCGTGGCGGCCGCCTGCGCGCGCACCGTGGCCGATTGCAGCAGCCCGACGTACTTGCCCATGCCCGCATTGACCGTGCTGGCGATGTAGTTCGTCATCCGGGTGTAGTTGTCGCCCTGCGTCAGCGCGTTCGAGCTGCTGTTATGGCCCGACCGGCAGCCGAAGTACGAGCCGCCGGGCACCGGGTTGGTGATCAGGTCGATACCCGCCTGGATCAGCGACTGCAACTCGGCGGAGCTGTACGTCTGGTTGGCGTACGACTTCTGCGTGCCCACCACGCCATAGATCTGCTTGTTCAGCGTGCTGTTCTGCGGCGACAGGTTCGACAGCAGACCAGCGACGAACGCTTGCGGCGACACCAGGCGTGTAACGCTGTTGACCGTGTCCAACCAGTACACCCAGTCACCGAACAGCAGCTTGAAGGCGTAGCTGTCGATGCCGGCCGTGGCCTTGGTCGTGGTGGCGTTGCTGATCGTGTCGCCAGCCGGGCCGACGCCGATCATGTAGATGCCCTCGGACAGGCCGAAAGTGATTTGCGTTGCCCACGTGGTCGAGTCAGAGCAGTCGGCCAGCATGGCCACCGACACACCCTGATTGCGCAGCGCATACATGCCCTTGCGCGGCACGGTGTCTTGGCCGAGCAGCACGGTGCCGTTGATGGTCGTGGCGCCGTCAGTGCCGCCGGCCAGCGTGAAGCTGGCGGCGGTCGGTGCGCTGGTGCTGGCGCCGGCGGCGGCCGTGATGATCTGCGACGGGCCGCGCGTGACGCTGGTGCCGTTGTTGATCGCGGCGGCGATCGCCACCCACAGCGCATTGCCCGACAGGCCAGCGCCGATGTTGTCGAAAACCTCGGGGTTTAGCGTCGGCGCCGCGACCGTTACCTTCCAGGTATTGGCGGCGCTGCCCGCGGCGAGCGCGACCGTCACCGAGTTGCCCAGCGTGCCGGTGTACTTCGCCGTCAGCGTCACGCCGTTGGTCTGCACGATCGTCGACGCCGCCGTATCGGTGCCGTCGGTGACGCGCACGCAGCGGAAGTTGTTCGCGCCCTGCTGCACTGCGATCGCCACAGCCGTGCCCATGTCATAGGTACGGTTCTGGATCGCGCCGAAGGCCTGGGCGTACATCGCCATGTTGCCGATCAGCGTCGGCGAGTTGGTCGGGCCCCAGGTTGCGGTGCCCACAACACCAAGCACATTGGTGGGCACGCCGTTGAGCAGGGAAACCTGTGGAGGCACGATTTGTACGTACAAATCGGCGACGATGAGCGCAGTTGTATTTATGCTTCCCTGCTGTACGATTGGCATTACGCCTCCAGAAAATAAAAAAGCCACCCGAAGGTGGCTTATTGAAGGATTTAAATAACCTAAATCAATCGCCCGTTTTCATTGGCGAAAACGAACGGGTCTTTGTCCTTCTTGCGAAGGTTGCATCTCTGGCAAAGCAATTGCAGGTTGTGCGGCCAATTACTGCCACCCTTACTGAGCGGGTGAATATGGTCTATGTGATAGCCACTTCTGATGCTGCAACCGCAACACGCGCACCTGCCGCGCTGTGAAGCGAACAACTTTGCAATGTCTTTCCCAGTGTAGTAGCCCTCCGCATTGCGTTTCCGCGCCTTTCGATTCCATCGATACGCCCGGATCATTTCCGGATTTGCAAGCCGATATTCCCGGCTCTTCGCAGCCAAATATTCTGCATTGGCCTCGCGCCATTTGCGCGAAGCGGAAAGCCTCTTTGGCTTATGCTTGTGGTAATCCTTGCGCGACCATTCCGCTCGTAGAATCGGATTCTTCCTTGCCCACGCTGCATTTAGCGCGTCGAGGTGCTCACGATTCGCTTGATAGTACGCGGCCATGTATTCCCGAAGTCGGTCGGCATTTTCAGCCTTCCATTTTTCATTCTTGGCCTGAACTTTCTCGCGGTTACGGGAGTAGTAGTCAGCGTGCTCAGTCTTCCTGCATGACTTGCAGTAGACGTGAAGGCCGTCTTTGCTCGCCTTCCGTTTGCCGAACTCGCTTGTGGGCTTTTTAATGCCGCACTTTGTGCAGCATTTGTGAATGCTAGAATCGTCGGCAGCCATCGTTACCTCTCGCATAGGTGATGGTGGTTAGGAGGCCGGGTTAGCGTTGGCGCGCTGCCCGGCTTCCGTCATTCTAAGCCTTGGATTTCGCCTTCGGAGGCGTGTCGTCAGCCACCGGCACTACGTAGGCCGACTGCTCGCTGGCCAACACCTGCTGCACGATGTCCGGATCGGTGATCTCGTCGCCCTGCTTGTAGGTGCCGAATGGCACGTTCACAACCAGTTTCATGGTCACTCCACGATGGTCTTGATGGGGAATTGCGCGTCGAGCGACGGGCCCGCGCTCACGTTCTCGATGGTGGCCGTGATCTGCGTGAGCGTCTGGCTCTGGAACGTCGAGAATTCCACGGCGTAGAACAGATCGCGCCGGTAGATGCCCTCTTTCTGCTGGCTGTCGTCCTGGCGGCTGTTCTTGAAGCGCAGTGCGGCCGCTTGGCCGTCTGATAGCGTCAGCTTGGTGATGCCAGACAGCGCAGAATCAATCGCCGCAGCAATCGGGTCGCGCTGGTCGAAGCAGTTGGCCCAGACCGTGATCTGGTAGCCCTGCTCCTGCCGGCGCGTCTCGCGGGTGGCTACTCCAACGCCGCCCACGCGCGGCGAAATATACTTCGCGCCAGGGATCGTCACGACCGCGCCGGCAGCCGTGGCCGTCTGGTCGACATTCACTAGGGCCGCCAGCGCTGTCGCGATGCTCTCCAGCGTGTCGCCAGCCTGCACCGCGTAGACATAGGCCTTGTTGTCGACCACCAGCGCGGCGTTCTGCGGCGTGCTGACCGTACCGCCGACCGTCACCGTCTGGCCGGACAGCGTCAGCGTGACGGTATTGACCGGCGCCGACGGAGTCGACCAGTCCGACATGGCTGAGTCGATGATGCGCAGCATGTTCGGCTGCGGAAACACCGACACATTCACCTTGCCGGCAGCCAGGTCGGCGCGCAACTGCACCGCATCCGGCCAGCCTTGGTACACCGCAACTGCTGCGCCAGTGATCGACGGCTGGCTCGTCCCGTTCGGGTACACGATGCCGGCAATCACCGTCACCAGTGCGCTCGAAACGTCGGTAATGTCAGCCATTTACGGATGCGCCTCGGCGACGTTGAGTTTCCAGCCCTGATCGGTCTTCTGCGCGCCGCCTATCTGGAAGCGGCGGTTCATATCATCGATGACGATGTCGCCCGCGCCCAGCGTGATCGGCACGCTCGCCGGCAGTAGGATCACGTAGCCCTGTTCGTCCGATGACGTCGGCACCAAGTCATGCTTGCGCATGCGGCCGCCGAACAGAATCGACGCCGGCCAGCCTTGACTGCTCTTCGTGCCCAGCACGTAGGTGTCTTCAGTTGCGCACCGGCCCGAGTAGCCCACGGCGCCCACTCCAGACGGCGCCGTCACGCGGGTCACCCAGACCTGCGCATTGCACTCCACCGTCAGGATCGGCAACTCGTCCTGCATCCCGGCGATGAAATGGAGGCTGCTGCCGCGCTGCAGGTAGTCGCCGACATGCGTCTGACGGCCGTCGATCAGGCAATACCAAAACGGCTTGTCCGGCAGGTTCGGCTTTGTGTACGTCCAGTCCTGGGCGTTGAACGAGGCATTCAGGCTGGCAACCTTGTTGGTCAGCGGGTTCGCCGCGGCTGCCGGGCGGTACACGTCGTAGACGTAGCCGATGCGCAGCGCTGCCTTGGCGTAGCCGGCGAAGATTCGTGCCTGAAGGGTCGCCGCGTCCATTTACACCACCAGTTGAACAGAGCCCCCGGCGCCGAGCCCGGGCCCGGGCGGAATGCCCATGAACTCGCACAGCTTGCGCCGCCAGTTGGCAAACAGCGCGTCGCGGTCTGCCACTTCGCGCTTGTTGTGCACCCAGACGGCCGCCTGGTCTGTGTCGAGGTTCGCGCTCGCAGAGGGGATTGCCGTCTCGAGAGTGGTCAGGTTAGCCAGATACGTCGTGCGCACCACAGCCTCTTCCTCGGCCAGCATGTTGTTCATCCGGTATTCAAGCGTGCCGTACGCCTGGAAGAACCGATAGGACTGGAACGACGATGGCGTCCCGCCGAACATCGGGTATCCGCAATAGCGCCGGATGTCGACCTTCTCGGCGGTTGTGAAAGCCATCGCTCAGCCTCAGTCGTAAGAAACAGAAACGGTCTGGCCAGCGCCAGGCACGATCACGATGCCGTTCAGGCACGGCATATCGATGAGGTATGAGCCCACCGTGTTCGGCCACGCGCCGATCTGGTTGGCGGCAGCGGCGGTGGCCGTCGTCGCCGCGTCGTACGCGGCGCCCCCCGCAGTCCCCGCAACGAGAACATTGACGCGCACCAGTCGGCATTGGCCGATCGCAAAGTCCTTGGGAACCGAGGCAACCACCTGCGCGGCCGTGATATTCAGGGTCGAGCTTTTGCCCTGGCGAATGTAGACGCCGTCGCTCATTTGCTGACCTCCAAGTAACGCGCGCCGTGCTGGATCAGCGCGGCCACGTCGACAGGGTTGGTGACGTGCGTACCTTCGTGGAACTGTCGCAGGATGCCGTTTTCCATCCACCCGATGGACTCGTCCAACAGGATGGAATCGGGCAGCGCGTCGGCAGCCTTGTCGTCTTCTTTCTTGGCTCGTGCCATGTCACACCACCGGGGCATTGGCCGCGGCGAGCGCGGCCAGCAATGCGGCATTGCAGACCATCGGCACGTTCTTGTAGCCGACGATGTGCATGCCCTTGAAGTTGATGGAGAAGTTCCGGGTAGGCGTCTTGATGTTGCCCGAGCCGTACTTCGTCGTGATTTGCGCCGCGCTCAGTTCCTGCATCTGGCCATTGCCGACCGCATGCGGAATGGTGTTCGGGGCGCCCGTGTAGTCGGACATCGCTCACTCCGGAAAAGACCGGAGGGGCCGAAGCCCCTCCTATGGCGCACGCTTAGCCGGCGTGCTCGATCACGACGCCGCGCTTGTAGTAGCTGTTGGACGCCGTCGGCACGATGTTCGTGTTGACGGTTTGGTCCGTCGGCGCGGTGAAGCCACCGATCCAGTACCACGATTGGGCGATGATCTGTTGCAGGCGGTCCAGCGGCTCGCGGGTGACGTGCACGATGTCGTCCACCACGTCGATGATGGCGTTATCGTCCGGCGTGTCGGTCTTGCCCATGCCTTCGAAGTCGCCTTCGACCAACGCTTCAGCGCCCACCAGGATCGGGCGGCGCACGGTCACACTGCCCAGCGTTTGCACGTAGGCTTCGGTCGTCGGAATGACGCGCACGTCGACCAGCTCCACCACGCGACCCATGCGGAATTCCTTGGCGGCCGAGGTGGCGCCTTGGAAGAGCTGCTTGAAGTCGGGGTCGGCGAAGAATTGGCGGCCGGACACCGGATCGAGGTACAGGTTGTACATCCCGTCGACGGTCGGCACAGCGTTGCGACGCAGGTATGCCACGCCATCCAGCACCGAGCCCATGGTCAGCAGGTCAGTGCCGACGATGGCCGAGGTGTTGCCGCGGCCATTCGGGCGCAGGATGAACGGGGCCACGCCGGAGCCGCTGTTGTAGGCCGTCACAGTGTTGAGAGCGGTACCGTCGGCCACCGTCACGTTGCCCGAGAAGGTCAGCGTGCCGGAGATACCGCCCGGGGCGGTCGACACGTTGGAGCCGTCGGCGGCTGCGCCAGTCAGCGTGTAGATGTTCGAGCCAACCGTCACCTGCATGGTGTTGGTGCCCGACACCGCGACCAACTGGCCGTTGACGAAGACGTTCTGGAAGCCGCGGATGTCGTCCACCGAGATGGTGGCGGCCGGCGAGCCCAGCGTCGTGCGCACGCGGGTGTTGCCGCCCATGTAGGCATTGAACAGGGCATTGCGCGCCAGGCGGTCCAGCGACTGAGCAGCCTGAATGCCGTTGGTCTTGGCGTTCTGCAGGAACTGCTCCACGATGCCGACGCGGTTGGTCACCGTGTTCAGGTCGATCGTGTCGCCGTACATGGCGATCGAGAGCGAGTACTGCTCCACCGTCCAGGTCGACGGCGAGAGGCCGTTGTCCAGGTTGGTGTTTGCCGACGGCGTGATCGGCGTGGTGACCGGCGCCTTCAGACCCGGACGGGTCTTGGTGACGGTTTCACCGATCTTGTTCGGGAAACGCTCGCGACGTGCGATCTGGCGGAAGCCGAGGATCGACTGGATGGCATCCTGAAACTCGCGCTCCAGGAAGTTCTGCTGGATGATCGGCTGCAGAGCGGCCGGGAAATTGCTGATGGGCATCTACGGCTCCATGAAAGTTGACGGTGAGTTGTCAGCTCCATGGGCGTCTGGCCCCGATGAGCTTCCCCGCGCTGCGGCGGGGGACTGCGATGCTTATTTCGCGCCGCGAATTGCGCCGGCGCGAGCGGCTTTGTATTCCTCGTCCGTCATCTCCGTGGCCTTCTTGGCCTCGGGAGTTTTCGGATTCGGAGGATTGCCCGGTGTGCTGCTATGGGCAGCGCCGAACAGGTACGGCTTCGACTTCTTGAGGGATTCCATCAGCGCTTCCGCGCCTTCGACTTCACCCGTCTCGGGGTTCAGCTTCACGGCGGACAGATCCGCCAGCTTCAGCCCGTCCAGATCGACCATGCCGGCCTTGATGGCGAGGGCCTTCAGTTCAGCGCGAATGACGCGCTGTTCGGCCTTCGTTTCGGCTTCCTTGCCCTTGGCCTCGCCTTCTTCGGCCGCCTTCCTGGCGCGATCTTCGGCTTCCTGAGCCTTGCGCTCCATTTCCTGTGCCTTCAGACGGTAGCCCTTGTTCTCCTCGCGCAGCTCGCGCACGTACTCCTTGGAGAACGTTTCGGGCTCGCGCGGCGGTGTCGGGGGCGCCGGATTCGGGTTGGGATTGGGGTTCGGGTTCGGATCGGGATCAGCCATCGGGCCTCCAGAAGTCAAAAACCCGCCATCGGGCGGGTGGTTTCGGGTCACCAGGCGTCAGCCTGGCGGTCAGTCATCAGATTGCGAAAGCGGCTCTTGCTTCGGCTTGGCAGCCGGGCTATTTGGCGGAGGTGGCTCTGCGTCGATCTTGCGGATCTCATCTGCCGGGTCTGGGATGTCGTATCCCGAAGCCAGCGACTTGACGGCCGTCTCTTGCGATAGCAGCCCAGCACCGCGCAGCACATCCAGCGTCATCGCCTGCGTCTGCTTGTCGGCGTACGTCGGCGCGTACCACTGCGGCCAGCGCAGCGAAATGTCCTCTTTCTGATTCAGCGCGCCGATCTCGCGGCCTTTCTTGTCCTTCAACGGGAACTTGGCCGAGGCCCGCACGATCATTTCGAGGATCGAAAGCAGCGCGCCCTCGCCGTAACTGATGCGCAGACGATCTGCGGACCAGATCAGGCCCTGATTCATCAGTTCCATGGCCCGGCCGGACTGCGCCGCCGACAGCTTGTCAGGGTTCGATCGGTTGCCGCCGGCGCCCTCCAGAGCGATGTCACGCAGCCCGCGCACCCAATCCATCACCGCCGTGGCAGCGTCGCCGCTGATCTCCAGCAGCTTGGCATCGCCTTCATTGCTTGTGACGATAGCGTTCGCAGCGCCCTTCACCACGGGGGCGCCCTTCTCACCCAGCGCCGGCTCCTTGATGAGCAGCGTCGGGTCGCTCTGGTACTTCAGGCCGCGCCCACCCTGGCTGAGCAGGTAGTCGGCCTCGATCTGGAGGTCGATGGCTTCAGGCGGGAACGTCGGCGCGCCGTCGATGTCATCCCCGCCGGGTAGGTTCTTGACCCAAACCATCGGCACGAAGCCGAGATTGTGTTGGGTGGTGCGCGCACTGTCGACGACTGGCGGTTTCTCTTCCTTGACGTCGTCCAGGGACTGCGGCAGATACCAGGTTTCGGCGCTGCCATCCCATACGCGCTGAAACCAGAAATCGGAGTTCAGATCGCCATCGGCGATCGCATAACCGCTGGCCTTAAGGACGCTGCCGCGCACCTTGTAGCGCTCGGTCACGGACTTCAGCGTGTCCGGCGCCTCCTTTTCCCACTCCGGCGTCATGTACGCCGTGGGTAGCACAGCGAAGAACACACGGCCGCGCAGCACGCGCAGCAGAATCGCCACCGAACCGACCGAACCGCGTGTCGCGGCGTCGATCATGACCGCGTTGAGGTTCGTTTCCTTGGTGATCTTGGTCAGTGCATCGCGCGTCGCTTCGTCCTTGCACTCCACGGCCGGGAAATGGCCCTCGGAGAACAGCAGCGAGACGGAATCGCTGACGACCGTAGCGCAGATGCGCGTGCGCGCTGACGGCCGGCGCTCTTTCAGCGGCACATACTCGCCGTTGCTCTGCTCGTCGTCGAAGGCGTGCTGCAGGTCGTCGTACAGCGTGCCGTCGAGCACGCGCGACAGCGCAAGCAGCCGGGCCGTTCGCTCGGGGTAGTCCGAATCCGACTTGAAAGTGGCCTTGATTGTCTTGAAGTCGGACATGCTCAGCGGTTCATGTGTGTCACGTGGGCGCCGTGCGTCGGCTTGTACGCGAAGCGGCCATAGATGTAGTAGCCCGCTGCGTCCGGGAGATGGTCAAGCCCCGCTTCCTTGTCCGGGTCGTTCGTCCCTTCCTTGTAGCAAAGCTGCTCGTAGCACTTGATCGACTGCTTACACGACGTGTCGACGAACATATGCCGCTTGCCGTCGGCGCTCTGGATCTTGGCGTTTACGACGTTGATGCGGTCACGCACCAGCGGATGCGTCGCCATCGCCACGACCTTGAACCCGCGGGAACGCAGGATGCCGATGTCGGTGCGCCCTTGCGCGCTCGTGCGCCGTTGGGCGCCGGCAGGATCGGGGTAGACCGTGATGTGGTCGACCGTCAGCTTTCCGGGCTCGAAGCTCGCGCGGCCATAGCGCGTCACGATCTCGTCGGCCATCTCATCCGTGTTGCTGGTCGGGATGACGATCTCGTCGACCTGCCAGATCTCGCCGTCGTCCTGCTCCTGGAACACCGTGGCCGACATCGGATTGACGTTGAAGTCCATGCCGATGTGCACGCCACGCGCCGGGTCGAACTTGCACGGCTTTACCGACTGGCGGCGATCAAAGCCGTAGTAGACGCGGCCGCTGTAGTTCTCGAAGCTCGCTTCGTATTCCTGGCGGAACGCGCGGGCATCCATTTGCTCGCGCGCCACCTGGATCTCGCTCTCAGGCACGTTGCCGCCCTGAAGCGAGGTGTACAGCCAACTTTTGTGGTCGGCTTTGCCTCCCGGCTGGCCCATCACATAGGTTTCATAGCAATGATTGAACCCCTTTGGCGTGCCGATCCGAAGCGCATGACCGCCAACGTATTGTTGGCCATCGATCCAGTACTTGCAGGTCGACAGCATCGGTCGCAGGACCTCTTCCCACGCCTCATATGGACAATCCGCCCACTCATCCACCAGCACGTAGAAAAGGCCAGAGCCGCGCAGATTGTCGTAAGAGTCCAGCCCGACGATGCGGATAACGTGACCGCTCCTGAGCGCGATATAGCACTCGCTCTCGTTCGGCCTGCTCTCCATCCAACTGCGCGGGATGGCCTTCTTAAGACGGCGCCAGAAAACGCGCTTAGCTTGCTTGAACGTCGGCGCGGCGTACCAGATTTCGTCCTCGGTGGATACATTCCACTTCGCGGCGAGCTGTGCCGCCCGGCGCAGCTCTTTGACGCCCAGAAATGTCTTGCCAAATCGGCGCCCGCAGACAGCATCACGAAATCGGGATTCTGGTTGAAAACCCCAGCAATAGATGTTCGCTTGCTTCGGCGTCAGATTGATCGCGTCAGAGGATTGGGTTTTCCGGGACTGGCTCATCAGGGGATATGTACGTGTCTTGGCGCGTCATATCGCCTAAGTTGCCCTCGCCGGTCTCCTTCCGCAACTGCGACCGCTTCAGGTCGGCATCCAGCGCCTGGTTAATCAGCGTCAACCGCCGAGATTCCAGCGACTCAATCCGCGCCGTCAGCCGGTCGATGATGCCCACGTAGTCCCGCCGCTTGTACGTCTCTTCGCGTTTGGCCGTCACGTTCTCGGCGCCGTCACGCTCAACGATCTCCTCTAGCTCAGGCTGGCCCTGCGAATCGTTCTCAGCCTGCAGAGCGCGCATCAGACGGATGCGGGTGAGCCGCAGTTCTTCATCGATGCCGCCTAGCTCCATCTCGGCGGAAATGGCTTGCTCTTCGGGTGTGAGGAAGCGGCTGTAGATGCCGTGCTTCCTCGCGTTCTGGTTCGTCTCAGGCGTCGCGCCGCCATGCAGTTTGCAGCGTTTCTTGCCAGCGAGCGGGGCGCGTTTGCATGTCCCACCTTGGCGGGTCTTCGCGCCACATAGATCTGCCATGTGGTGCCCCTTTCATGGGGTGTTCTGAAATTCCCTCAATCTTTGCTTGCTATTTGCTACTCAATAGCATATGATTCAGTCATACCAGCAACGAACCACTAGGAGCCAAAAATGATCAAGAACAGCAAGCAAGATTGGTCGACGGGTAGCATCGTCCGTATCGGCTTCATGAGCCTCACCGTCGTTGCTGCCATCCCGACTCCCGGCGATTCCCGCCCGGACTCCTACGTTCTCGCCAGCAAGACTGCATTTTATCGATTCACCCCGCATCATGGCGTTGAGAAAATCAGCGCCGACGAGGCTCGCGAACTGGTCGAATCGGCCAAGCGCGAAGCCGCCAAGATGGCCGCAAGCGCCGTCGATAACGCACGCAAGCAATCGGCACACTCTGCCGTGCTTGCCCAACTCATGAACTAGGAGAGAACCATGTCACTCAGCAAGACCCAACAGGCGCTTGAATGGATGCGCCAGAACCCGGGTGTATCGTGCCGTGCGGCCGCGCTCAAGTTTGGTCTTCAGACATCTACCGTTAGCCGCGCGAAACTAAACGCCGAAGCCACGGAGGACAAGCGCTGCCCATGCTGCGGACAACTCATCCGCAAATAAACGCGCCCCGCCGACGAATGCCGGGCAGGGCGCCAATCCTCTTGCGAGGCGATGGAGACAGCGATGAAACGGGTTGAGGGGCTGGCGCTGATCATCCAGCATGACGTGGCGCCAATCTGACCCAGCGTCTCGGGTATTGGCGTCTAGCGCATCAGCACTGCGCATTCCCTCAGCCAAACCGCCAGCTCGTTCGCCTGTCGTGGCGCGCTTAGCCCGGTTGGGCAGCCTGCGGTTTGGCTGAGGCGACTGATCTCAGTCGTAGATGATCCATGGGCGTAGCCACACGCCCCACCAGAGGTACATCAGCGTAGGAGCGAACATCAGTCGTGTTCCTGGGTGAACAGAGATTCGGCGCGCAGCCGCGCCAGCGACATGCGAGCGGCCTCGCGGGCCCGCTCGCGCTTCTCGGCCGCAGCGGCCTCTTCCTGCTTTCGCTCCAATACGATCATCGGGTCGCGGTAGCAGTGCGACGGCAGGGCAGTGGATGCAATGGTCATGGCGCCAGAAAGCAAAAGCCCCGCTCAGTGGCGGGGTCTATTGTGCGTTTCGTCTGAGGACACGCATCCCTCCAAATGGATGCTGTCGCGGTCAGGACCGGAAACGCCGCAAGGGCTACAGTAATCTACGCACAGGATAGTACATTCGCGCTGAGTTTACAAGGCAATTTTTCGCCGAATCACTCACTGCGCGTGCGTTGCGAACACGCTCATCGTTCACCATGCGGCGCGAGTAGATGCGGGCCTCATCCGACCAACGTTCTCGGCCTGTCATTTTGCTGCCAGACGCTCATAAACAGTGACCGTGTCTGCGGACGCATTAGAGGCCCTCAGTTCGATTTTTTGGTCGAACACTACCCGAGGGTCGTATCGGTAGAAATTATGGCCCTGTAGGCCCTCTAAACGATCCGCAGCGTCATTGTCGAGCAGCAAGCCGGATGTTTTCTCGATTTCGGTCTCAGCCCCCTCGTCGCCGCCAGGCGATGGGGGGTTGGGGGGTGTTTCCTTTCCTTGGTCCTTTGATCCTTGGTCCTTTGATCCTTGATCCTCCGACGACAATTCGCGAGGATTCGCGAAATCTCGCGAGGAACCACAGAAAGCCGGGATTTTCGACTTGCTCGGCTTATCAATCTTCTGATGAATCAACCAGTTAGCGATCTGGACGTAGTTGTTGCCATCAATCTTGTAGCGATGCAAACATGCCTCGCCCTCAAGCTCGTCCAGCCACCTATCGATGAGGCCCGGGGCGTCATCGTCATAGGGATAAAGAAGGCTCGCGAGCATTCGCGAATTTCCGCGAAGCCTACCATCGTCATCGGCGACGAAGCCATTCATAAATGAGGTTTGTCATGAAATCGCGCTTGACACATACGCTCATTGCGCGTATATTATGACTCATGGACAGCGCAACGCAGTCCACCACCCAGGAGATCACCATGCAAACCGCCCACACCCTCAACGACATCAAGAGCATCGCAGACGCCCGCGTGTGGTACATCAACTCTGGTTTCTACAACTGGGAGTGGTTCGACGGGTTCAGCGAGGTCGCACTGCTCGCCTTTGCCTACCGCCACGGCGCCGACTGCGCTAGTGAGGACGACCTGGTTCGCGCGTTCCTGCTCGCGAGTGGCCAAAACCCGGCCGATTACGGCCTGTAACACCCGACTGGCAACTGACAACTGAGGAGACCGACATGGCCTACTACACACTGACCATCGCCGACAGCGGTGCGGACGATGACGAAATCCGCGAGGGAGTTCACGCAGCTGCTGCGTTGCTCGCCGCTCGCGACATATCTGTAGAGCAAGCGCACATCGCGAGCGTGCTCCGGTCCTGCGGTGACACGTATGACGCGGACGCCGCGCAGGCTTGGGACGATGCTGAATACGCGGCATTCCGCGCGGCGTTTCTGACGTGGCACAGCTGGCCTGAAAGCGCCGCCCTGGCCGTCGCCTAAACCCGCATAGGAGGCCACCGTGGGCCCATTCACTGACGCATACGCACTCTGGTTCGAATGCCTAGGCTGGTGGACCGGGGTGCGAGCCCAGCCGACCGACATGCTCACGTACGTCGATTGGCGAGGCGCGAGCGTGCTGCCAGGCATCGCTGGCTGTTAATAGTCGAATTTGCGGCACAGATAACTGGAGAACAGAACATGAACCGCGAGTCATCTACTGAGCATTACGAACTGTCGGCCGGCGGCGAGGCCGGTGGCGGATCGTTCCGCACTTACTACTGGATTGGGTGAGAACATGGGCCGACCATCTATTGACATAGTGAGACAATGACTACAGCGCGCATACCACCAACCGCGCAACAGGTGCGCGAGGCCCGCGAGGCGGCGGGGCTCACGCAGACTGAGGCAGGCGCGCTTGTTTATAGCGCTCTGCGCGCCTGGCAACAGTGGGAGGCTGGCGACCGCAGAATGCATCCGGCGCTTTGGGAACTATTTCGCATCAAGATTATTATGCGTGTTACACATAATTGATTTCGGTGCGCTTTTTCTTGATGACGGCGGCGAGCCCGGAGCGATCCACCTCCACAGCGCCGAGCGCCACTGCAAGCGCTCGTTTGCTTTTGCAGATGTCGTAATGGCTGTGTGGAGTTCCTGGCTTCTGATGCCAGCGTCGATGCACGCCGATCTTGTCGGCCATTGCGTGTAGCTCGTCGTCGGTGTCGGCCACCATGTGGAACATCACCATACGGCCGAACGGCGCAGCCATTTCGTCTACGTAGACTGACATAAGTCCTCCCTGATAGCGCTTGTGTATTGGCCGGCAGCCGTCAGACGGCCACCGCTTGCTGCATACGCTTGACCGTCGCAGCCATCTCAACGCGCGCTGCCTCGCTATCAATGAGGTGAACCGCGATCGCATGTGCCTTCGCCAGCCGCACCTTCCAGTGCTTGAGCGTGTGGTGCGATGCACCGTACTTGCGCACCAGGATTCGGCAGACGATCTCGGGCGGGAACTGGTGGACGTAGTGGAGCTGCAGCAGGCGCTTGGAAATCGGGTCGGCGATCTTCTGCCAAGCGCGCTCTACCAGCCAGCCATCGTGCACGTCGCGCGGCATTGCCGACTCGGCCACGACGCCCTTCTCGGCGTCGCGCAGCGCAGTCGCCAGCTTTGCCCACGAAGCGCAGCACTGCGGCTGCCAGCGCGGGTCGCGGACCGTGCGTGACCAATTTTCCAGACGTTGCTCAATTCCCATTCCCGGCTCCCTCATCTATTAAGTTCTTCAATCGTCCAGGCCAACAAATCCATCTCGTTGGCCTTCAGCGGCAGCAGCGCCAGCCTATTCCCGTGGATTCCTCGCGGTCCCGTGTGGTGCGGCTCGCATAGCGGCACAGCCAGCCAATGGGGCGCGCGCTGCGCCATCCCCTGTCCTTCTCGCACGTGGTGGATTTGCGCCGGCGTATTGCCTAGACCTAGACGTTTGCAAAGCACGCATCCAATGGCTGCCACTCGGCCCAGATATGCGGATTCAGTCTTTGTCACGCTGCACCCCTCATCGGCGGTCCCCGGCCTGCCAACGGACATACGGCAACCGGATTTCCATGTGAAAGCGCTCAGCTGCGTAGTGGTTGTGATCCAGTTCAGCGCGGCTGGCCACGCCGCAGACTTCGCGCACGAAATTCGCCGCGTCCTCCGCGCTGCTGATGATCTGGCCTCCGTTTGCATCACACCAATTCAGGAAAGCCCAGAAGTCCGGCTGATCGCACAGCATCCCCGCCAGCTTGGCCAACTGGCCGCCCTTCGGCGCTTCGGACTCGGGCTGCACCGGCTGTTCATCGTCTGATATTTCCACCAGCGCGGCCATGAATCGATGGCCAGCCGTGTTGCCCTTGCGCACGGTCAGCGCGCGGAAGGCGTCGAGGTCTTCCGGCGATTGAAGCCAGAATGTCACCTTGCACCCACCGTTGTGGCTTTCGCTCCAACTGGCCAATTGAACCTCTCCGGAAAAAGTAGGCGTGATGCTCATCGTCCAGCCTCCTGAAACACTGTCTTGATGGCGGTCGCCACGGTGCGGCGATTGCTCGAATCAGTCAGTTCCGCGCCAAGTGCGAGCGCTGCGCCGATCTGGCGGTATTCGTCGCCAGAGCAACCCCACTTGCCGGCGGCGTTGCCGCGCTTGAACACGCCGCGTATAGCCTCCAGGCCCTCGGCGGCGATGCGCTTCTCGCGGTCGGTCATCTCGCGCGACAGGACGGCTGTGAGGTTTACGGCAGCGGCCAGCGTGTGCGCGCCGCGTTCGTTGCCGGTGCCTTCCTTGAAGCCTTCCAGCGTGCCGAGCGGCGTGAGCTGCAGGTCAGTCTTCATGGACTGCGACAGGCCGAACACCAGCGGCAGGCCGGAGGCGCGCTGGCGGTATGCGCTGCGCTTTCTCATGCGGCCACCTCGGCAAGCGTCATCACATCAAAGTTCAGCGATTTGGCAATGTGGTGCTCCAGCGATGCACCGCGCGCACCCTTTTCTGCGTAGCCCATCACACGATCCCCTTTTGTTTCAACCACTCGACCCGCGCATCAGCGACCTGCTCGAGTGCCGGCGCGAACTTCTTGCACGGCTTCTTGCGCAGGGCGTCGTAGCGCACCGATTTGATTTCCTCGTCCGCGCACTTGCCACGGCCCACCAGCGCCGCCGCAACGTCATCGCGAAGCGAGAACTTGTTGCAGTCCACACAGCGAACGTCTGTCATACCGCCCTCTCAATCGCCTGACGCAGCATCTCCAGCGCCATTCCGCCCTTAACCTGATCCGTCGTGAAACGTAGGACGCGCCAGCCCATCACGGCGGCCGTCGAATACTTGATGCAGTCGGCCGCGAAGCCTGTGCCGCGCGTATGCCGGCCGCCGCTGAACGTGCCGCCCTCCACCTCGACTGCGAGCATCCGAGCCGGATCGGCGAAGTCCAGACGCCAGCGACGCGGCGCCGCAAACCGATACTCCCGCTCAAAGCCCTCGATGCCTGCGGCCCGAAGGTGTAGCGCGAATGTCTCTTCGCCGACGCTCACATGTCACCCCGCAAGCTGTGTCGGCCGGCTTGGCGTGGTTCTGGCGGTGTGTATCCGCGCTGCAAGTCGCTGAAGAGCGTATATTCGCCTTGGTACGCAAGCGGCACCATGCCTGTTTCGCCTTGCCGCTGCTTGGCAATGAGCACCTCACAGATGCCCTTGGCTTGGCTGTCGGGGTGATAGACCTCATCCCGGTACAGGAACATGATCGCGTCGGCGTCCTGCTCAATTTCGCCGGAGTCGCGAAGATCAGCCATGCTAGGTCGCTTGTCTGCGCGGCTCTCAAGACCACGGTTGAGCTGAGCAAGCGCGATGATTGGAATGTCGAGTTCCTTCGCGAGTGCTTTCAGGCCACGCGAATAGCTGCCGACTTCCTGGTTTCGGTTCTCGCTCGGGCCGCCAGTCATCAAGCCCAAGTAATCGACCACCAACAAATCCAGGCCGTTCTTGCGCTTGACCACGCGGGCTTTGCTGCGAACTTCCAGCAGCGTTAGCGCGGGCTGGTCGTCCAGATACAAGTTCATGTCGGCGATCTTCGCCGTGGACACTGTCAGGGCGCGCCAATCGTCTTCCGTCATGAGGGTGGGCACACGAAGGCGGCGAAGTTGCACCTTCCCCAGCATGGCGATGTTGCGTTGGTGGAGCTGCGCCTTCGGCATTTCCATCGACAGCACCAGCGCCGAGTATTCCCATGCGACGTTGTTGCAGATGTTCAGCGCGAAAGCGGTTTTTCCCATAGCTGGCCGACCGGCCACGATGAGCAGTTCCCCACCACGCATACCACCGCCCAGCTTCGCGTCCAAATCCTGGAAGCCGGTCGGGATGGCTTTTACAGTTCCCTCCGCCTCGGCCTGCAACTGGTCGAAGTAGTTGCCGAGGTCGTCGCTAGCGCGCACCGGCTCGCTCTTCACCCGCTGCTGAGCGAGGGCTTCCAGCTTTGACTGGACGCGATCAACCACGATGCGCGCCTCATCCGAGCCAACAACCATTTCTGGCACGTCAGCGGCAAGCGTCAACAGCTGGCGCTTTACAGCCTTGTCGCGCACAACGGCTGCGTATCGACCAACGTTCGCCGAGCTTGGCGTCGCCTGGGCCAATGCGTTCAGGTAAGCCAAGCCGCCGATGTGCTCGGCGTCGCCCTTGGCCGCGAAGCGCTCATAGACCGTCACCACGTCAGCCGGCTGCCCTGCGGTGATCAACTCGCAGATGACGCCGAAAATCGCTGCGTGGTCCGCACGGTAGAAATGCTCCCGCGCTAGGCCATCAACGCGATCAATCGCGTCGTTGTCGAGCATCAGCGCACCCAGGATCGACTGCTCAGCCTCGATGCTCTGCGGCGTTGCGAAATCGTCGCGCGCGGTCATGCTGCCTCCTGCTTGTGGAATCGGCGGGCCTGCTGGCCGGCGCTGGTCAGCTCGAACGTGCCGTCAGGCTTGCAGACCCACAGCCGGTAGTAGCCCTTGGTGACGTAGTTCGCGAAGTGCTGCTGCCAGTTGGCTTGCAGCCGAGCAGCATTCGTTCCGCCGTCAAGGTGCTCGTGGCAGAACACGTCCCAAGCCAGTTCGAGAAAATCGGCCGGCAGGCCAACACCTTCCACGTACTCCATGAGCGGCGCATACGTCGTCACTGGCTTTACCCCGTTTGCCCTGCAAGCAGCGAGGAAGGTCTTCAGTGCGGTGCGCGGCTTACGTTCCCGCTTGGATGTTTTCTCGATTTCGGTCTCAGCCCCCTCGTCGCCGTCAGGCGATGGGGGGTTGGGGGGATTGTTTACTTCTTCTCTTCTCTTCTCTTCTCTGGTAGTCGCTTGTGTAGACGCATCACCGTCTACATCGATGTCTACAGATACGTCTTTTTTCTTACGCCATCTGGCTTGCCGATCACTTTTCTGCGCCCGGCTCTTCGCAGAATCACCGTTATGGCGGTAAAAATTCGGGACTGCGATTCCCGTCTCATCAACCACCAACCAACCGACTACAGCGAGTGCATCTGCGAAACCTTCTTGACGCACAACCTCGTCTACATAGGTAGACGCAGCACCGTCTACACGACCGTCTACAGAGTGGCGATCGACCCAAGACCAAAACGTATGCAGCCTGCCAATCACGGAAAACTTGTCGATCTTCAGCAGCGTCGAAAGTCTGAAAACTGCTGGGTCGTCGTGCAGGTCTGCTCGCATCTTTATCCACTCTCCAGCCATTACTTCTCCTTGCCTACCCTCAACGCCGCCTTCATTGCCTCTGCCCACTTGCGAGCGCCCCAGCAGCGGAAATGATCGTGACCTTGCGCTTCCGCTCTTCGTCGAGCAGCACCAGGCGCCCGGCAGCGATCAGCCTCTTTTGCTCCATTGCCGAGAAAATCGACTGCACAACACCGTCGTCGAAACCGAGCGCAACGTCGTAATCGTTGCAGTCGAACGATGCAACGTTGCCTCGCGTTGCATCTGCGTTGCATTGCTCGCGCACTCGAGCAGAGCGGCCCACTGGAATTTCGGGTCAGTCACGGTGCCATGCCACCAGCGAAACAAATCCATCACCGTGTGCTCCGCACTTTCATCATCGCCACTAGCGAGTGGCACAGAACATGCACCTGTGCTTTCTTGGCGTCATTGGATTTGAGCTTGCTGATGTTTCGAGCCATTGCGTCCTGCTTCTCATGGACTTCTGGCTTGGGATTGAAGAGATCGCGCTTCATGCTTCCTCCAGAGATTTCACGGCCGGATCAAGCAATTGCCGCATGAAGCCGTGTCACGCGCATATCGCCATCACCATCTGCATTTTTTGCATATCTGGTAGAAATACATTGTATTCGCACCAATATGCATTAGAGTTGTCTAACGGCCTTACCGATGAAATTCAGCCGCGACTTCCTTGAGCAGCTTGGAAAACGCGACCTCAAGGAACATCAAGCGCGGCTTAGGGAAGCCGTTTCTTCGGTAGTAGCTGACGGTCGGCATTTCGACTCTGAAGATGCGTGCTGCGGCTGCGGTACCGCCCAAACGGTCAATAACCGCGTTGGCAAATTCGGGTGAGTTCATTGCGTCTCCATGTGGAACATGGTTCATAGTAGAGATATAGAACTGACAGGGCAAGCGAAATCTTCACAGGTGCCACAATGACCACATGGAATGCTCGACTATTCAATGCGCTTCGAGATGCGCACATGACCCGAAGCGCGCTTGCGCACGCCATCGGCATCGCTTCGCCTACGGTATCGGCGTGGTTTGGAACTGACAGCCGTGAGCCGCTCAAGAGCATCCGCGCAGAACACATGTTCGACGCGTGCAAGACGCTTGGAGTGCGCATCGAATGGGTGCTGTACGGCATTGGAGATATGCGGGAAGCGCCCGTGACCTGGCCGTTTGCATTCACCCTGGAGCAGTATCTATCCCTCTCTGAGCCCGACCGGCGCGAGATAGAAGCGCTGATTCATCTACGCATCGTGCAAGCCGCGCAGAAACCATCGGATTTTGCTTGACGAGCAAATGAGACGCGTCTAATATTGGCTCATCAACGCACCACACGGTGCCAACAAGATGGAGAACATGATGGTAAACGCAGTTAACCCGATGGAACTCCTGGTGTGCCAAGCCCTTGTGGCTGACAGCATGTACTGCGCTGACCAAGGCATCGACGACACGCACGCCTACATGGCGCCCATCGCCATTGCGCTCCTTCGCAGCGATCTTGGCGACGCCGCTATGGCCTCGCTGGGCCGCGAGCTGGTGCAGCAGTTCCTGCGGGACATCAAGAACGCTGTGGCCGAGGAAGAGCAAGCCGCCGACGCGCTGATCGCCGAAGACGACGCCCGCGACCGTCTCGAACGCTCGCTCGGCATGACTCTCCTGCGCGCGTCATGACCAACGGTCAATTCGTGATGGCGGTGTGGTCGATCGCCGCAATCGGCGTCTACGCAACCTGTACTGTCTGGCTGTGGAACAAGCCGACGAAGACATCACTTCAACACGACGATTAACAACAATACCAGAGCTCGCGGCGCTGGTACTGACAAGGGGATGACATGAGCAATAATAAAGAAGCCCAGCAATCAGGGCCGATCGTTTCGTATAAGGGATTCAATCAAGACTGGACTTGCCGTGACTTTCAATACGAAGTCGGCGGTTCATATGAGCACAAAGGCAATGTTGAAGCTTGCTCGGGTGGCTTCCATGCCTGTGAGTACCCGCTGCACGTTCTGCGTTACTACAAGGCATCGCAATCGCGATTCGCTGTGGTGGAACAGGGCGGCACGTTGTCGCGCCATGACAAAGACTCGAAGGTCGCCAGTTCACGCATCACGGTGAAGGCCGAAATCGATCTTACTGGGCTCATCAAGGCCGCTGTGAAATACACGATGGATCGCTGCACGCCCGCTGATGGTGCTGTTAGCGATCAGCCCAATACCGCCGTGAAGGCTGAGGTAAGGAACAAGAGCGCGGTTGCATCGGGCTACTCCGGCGCGGCCACGGCATCGGGCTACTCCGGCGCGGCCACGGCATCGGGCTACTCCGGCGCGGCCACGG